AAATGTTTTAATAGATGTTGAAATATTTGCATTGGATTTGAAACTTAATTATTTTTCCCCCAAAGATAAAAAAATTATGAAACATAATTTGGGTGGTATTTTAGATATTGCATTTATGAGACCTGGTGAATTTGGGTATGAAGTTGGTGAAACAATAAGTAAGAGTGGCATCATATATAGAAACAGACAAGGGAAACTTGTAAATAACAAAAACATAACAATCGCCAAGACAAGATTTTTGATTGAGGATATTTATTTGATGAAGTCCCTTGGTTTGAGACCACACAAAGTTCAGAAAGATAGAATGAGAATATTCCGTCTCATGAAAACAAAATTGGGGAGTGTAATAAAACCAGGTTCTGTGTCTTCTCTATTTAATGTGTACAAGAGATCATCTATTCCCAAGACTGCTAAAAAATCAATAAAATCAGATGGCACCGTAAGTTTGTCCCAAGCACTCAGAGTAAATCCCCAAAAGTATGCATTATACACAACAAAGCCCTCATCCGAAAAATTGAAAAAATTAACATATGCATCTAATGAAAAAATAAAGGGATACAAGGAAACACAATCTAATATGAGGTTTAATAGAAAAACAACAAAGTGGGTAAAGAATACATCTAATGCATATGTGAAAGATGAGTATAAATATAGATATAATTCAAACGCGGACAATAAAAAATTAAATGTCCCCACCAAACCCGAACTGTATGGCTTTAAAGAGAGTAGGGACAAACATATACCAAAAGCATTATTTGAAAAATCAGCTATGATCCCATATGTTGGTTTAAAGAAGTAATTATATGAAATAGTAATAATGATTTACAACACCCCAACCCGAGATGAAGATGGCACTTACATTGTCAAGGTTCGCACAGATGAAGACAAGAAATGTTTGATTCAATTGAAGTGTGTATCTGTAAAGGATTTGGGTGAAGAGGTTGAAGTTCATATGAAGAACTCAAAGAAGATTAAGGTTATTGACGAAGAAAATCTTTCTACTGCAACTGAACGTTCAGGTGAATGGTTTAAGAAGGAAATGAAGCTTGATAAGCTCAAGTCTCTCTATGTTCCATCTGCAACAAAGAATGTTTTGACCGCTGATAAGATTTCTGCTTCTCGGGTATTTAACCCAGAAAAGGAATCAATCCCATTTGACATTATCAAGGAAACCAAGAAGGCTGATGTTCTACTTGAATTCGCTGGAATTTGGTTCGCCAAGAAGACCTTTGGACCAATTTGGAATATCATTCAAATTCGTCTTGTCCCACCCCAACAGGAACCAGAACCAGAACCAGAGGAACCCCAGGAACCCCAGGAACCAGAATATCCAGAAGAATGTGTTATTTCCGATGAAATTTCAGATGATGACGAAGAGTAAAATAGTTATATATAATAAATGAATAACAATAGGTTTTTCTATTTGATCATGATTGGTTTTTTAATATATATTGCATTAAATTTCAGTATGTCAAACTATTCCCAGGAGAGATATGTATTCCAGGGGAAGAACCCAGTTCATCCAATTTATCACGTGACAACACCCAATACAAATAGTATATATTCATCAAAATTCAGGAGCAACCTTCCAGAAAAAAACATAAAATTCAGACCAGAAAATGAATTGGGTAATATAAGTTCCGACCATTTGGTTTATGACACCTAAATTTTTTCTATATATATTATATAAAAAAAACATGGTTGCGACTGTTAACAAAATGCTCCGCCGAAACTTCCCAATCCTTGTCCTCCTAATGCTCGCTGCCCTCGTTTGGACCCAGCGCAAGTCCTTCGCGAAGGTTCGCCCAGGTGCGGGTGGATGCGGTGATGACGCCGCGGCTGCCGAAGCCGAAGCTGCGGAAGAAGACCGCAAAGCTGCCGCCCGTGGTCGCCGTCGCCGATAAACTAATTAATTAATCCTTCATCTTTTTTCGTTAAAAATATTTTATCCATAACATATAAAGATGAATAAAGGTCGTGATACACTCATGAAAGTGCTTGCCATCCTCGCTTTGGTGTACATCATCACCAGAACAGATTTGCTTAAATTTATTGGTTTGGGTAAATCAGGCTATGAGCTCAAAGAATTGGAAGGTTCCGAACAAGAACCAGCTAATAACAACGTCATCCCACGTTGTGAGATGAAGGCTGGCACTGGTTTGGCCTCCAGCCTTTTGCCTCGTGAAGTTGCGTCCCAGGAGGACTTTGGACAATTTGCTCCAGAAGACGTCCTCAAGGGTCAAAACTTCATGGACCCACGAGAACAAGTCGGTTTCCCAGAAACCATCGGTGGCACCCTCCGCAACAGCAACCAATCCCTCCGCGCGGAGCCAGCGAACCCAAAGAATGTTTACACTTGGAACAACAGCACAATTGTCCCAGATTTGATGCAGCGTAAGCTCTTTACTTAAAGATTTAGTCAGTTTGTAGTATAAAATGTCAGAACAACAGGAAGATATCAGTGATGTCGTTAAGGAGCTTCTCGAAGTTAATAAGCAAATTAGCGATGCTAGGGATGATTTGAAAGTTTTAACAAATGTTGAGAAGAAACTCAAAGAAAAATTGAAATCATCCATGATGACCAAGGAAATAGATACAATCAACCTCAAGAAGGGTAAGATTAAGCTTAAGAAGACCATAAAGAAGGCTACTTTCAACAAGAAGAGTGTCACCGAGGGTCTAACAAAGTTTTTCAATGGAGATCCAAACCAACTTGATGGTGCCCTCACGGCAATTAAAGATGTTCTCCCAGAAAAGGAGAATGTCACTTTGTCAATGACAGGTATAAAGGATAAGAAAGAATAAGTATTAAGTAAAAAACAATGGTCTACGAATATTATGATGATATTACTCACGGAGAGGATGCGAGGGACAGCAACTCTGATGAGGAATCCTGCGAACCCCTCGATTACCAAGACTGGAGCACCATTTACAATGAAGAACTATGGGATATGTGGTACAGCATGAAGGACTATCTTGATAATCGATACATTTTTGATGACATGTTCAAAAACATTGAACCCGATGACTTTTTCTATGATTTTTGTTTTGAACACCCTAAGGAAATATATGATACAACGGAATATATTGATTGGGTAGAAGACAATAAATCAGATCTCAACTTTCTTTGGAGACTTATAAGTGAATATAGGGATGTCTTCGGGAACAAGTCTATTCACGATTTCCGTTATTATGTATTTACTGCAAAAAAATATCCAAAGAATATATATAATGAAACCTACTTTGCCAGATATAACTTCAGCCAAAGTGGCAATCCCAGCGGTGCTCTTTTTGACTTTGAGCCCTGGGTTCCTCCTCTCAACTGATGGTAAGAAAGTGTCATTTACAAGAGATAATACATCTACTAAATTTGTTCTTTTCCATGCTCTTGTCTTTTTCCTTGTCTTTTCATTGGTTGCTAAATACTTCAAGATTGTCTTGACAAAGACCGACTTGATTGTTACAACTCTCCTTTTCGTGGCTCTAAGCCCAGGTCTTCTCTTGACAATTCCATCTGGTAAAGGTGGTCTCTACAGGTCAGGAGAAACCAGTATTGCCGCTCAGCTCACACACACTTTGGTATTTGCCCTTGTGTTCGCTATTCTCCGAAAGCAATTTCCTCAGTTTTATTAAATGAAGTATCTCGTCTTGGGTCCAGGCGCCTTGGGATATTTCAGCCTTCTTGGATATGTAAAATCCATTGAAGATAAACTTGAAGGAATTAAAGAACTTTCGGGGGCATCGGCTGGCGCTATAATATCATTATTCCTTAGCGTTGGTCTATCAGTTGATGAAATAATAAAATTTTCATTCGACTTTAATGTCCCCGAATTTGTTAAAATTGATCTTGGATGCTTCTTTAACAAATTTGGTTTTGTAGATATTGACCCTATAAGGTCAAAACTTATTGAATTTTGTAAAGGAAATCCCACGTTCAAAGAACTCAAGAAAAAATTATATGTCTCAGCATTCTGTTTAAACACATCAAAGACAGAATATTTTTCAGTAGATACACATCCAGATATGTATGTAATAGACGCAGTGTGTATGAGTATGTCAATCCCATTTATTTTTACAGCAACAACATACAATAATAAAACATATGTAGATGGAGGTCTTATTGAAAGGTTTCCATTTCTTCCATTTATTGATAAAAAACCACATGAAGTTCAAGTCACAGGAATAAAAGCAAACACCACATTCAAAGAAAATATAGAAACACCCATTGATTTATTACAGTCAGTTGCGTTAGGAGCGATGACCAACAGGGAAGATTACACTAAAAATACAAATAAAACAGTTATAAATGTGGAAGACATTGATGTGTTTAATTTTGATATGGAGTATGAAGAAAAATTAAAACTTTATTTCTTGGGACTAAATAATATATCAGCTAATATATATGGCAAGTATTAGCCCAGGAATTAGCATGAACAACCTGGTTAAGAGTGTCCAGGAAAGATACAGTGTAAATGTAAGAAATCTCCCAAAGGGTAAGATTGAATCCGTTTATAGAAGTATCACAGAAGGAAGACTACCAATGCCACCCCTTGTTCTCTCAGAAGATAAGACATTACTAATTGATAGAAAATCTCCACTCTCTGGGAGAGATTACAAAGTATTGTTTAATGCATCATCCACTAAAAGACAATTATTTGGTCTTGCAAGAAAAATGCACCTTCTTGGTTTCAAAGAATTGAAAAAAAATGAACTTGTTGAACAAATTAAAAGAAAACTTCAAGTGACTGGTATTTGTGAACCAGTTCTTTTACAAGTTAAAAGAAAAAGTGGAAAAGTTGTTTCTGAATTACCAAATAATGCTAATTTTAACATCGGAAATGAACCAAATAATAATTTTAAATTAAATAATAACATTCCAAAAAATAACAATTTTAAATTAAATAATAATATTCCAAAAAATAACAATTTTAAATTAAATAATAATGTTCCAAAAAATAATAATGTTCCAAAAAATATTAGTGC